GTCGTATTAGGGGCACTGGCATTCATGCTGCTGGGGTGGTTACTAGTAAGGATCCAATCTTTAGGTTTGCGCCATTGGAAACTCGCTCTTCTCCTGGATCCGATACTCGCATACCTGTGGTTGGTGTTGACATGCAGGAGGCTGAAAAGATTGGCCTTATCAAAATTGATGCACTTGGTTTAAAAACATTAAGCGTTATTCAAGATGCAATTGCAATGATAAAAGAAAATCATTATAAAGATATAAATTTATTGTCTTTAGATTTGGCAGATTCAAAGGTATATGAGATGCTTTCAGACGGGTACACAAAAGGCGTGTTTCAGTGCGAAGCAACGCCATACACAAACCTATTGGTTAAAATGGGAGTAAAGAATTTTAACGAACTTGCAGCATCAAATGCTCTTGTTCGTCCAGGAGCCATGAATACTATTGGTAAAGATTATATTGCTCGTAAACATGGTAAGCAAAATGTTTCATATATACATCAAACCGTAAAAGACTTTACCGAAGACACATATGGGTGTATCCTTTATCAAGAACAAGTTATGCAGGCTTGCGTCTACCTTGGCGGTATGACAATGGCAGAGGCAGATCAAGTAAGAAAGATCATTGGTAAAAAGAAAGATGCAAAAGAATTCAATATTTTTCAAGATAGGTTTGTTGCTGGGGCGAGTAAGTTCATATCTCCTAATAAAGCCTTGGATCTATGGAAAGACTTTGAAGAACACGCAGGCTACTCGTTCAACAAGAGTCATGCGGTTGCTTATTCTACACTCTCGTATTGGACGGCGTGGTTAAAGTATTATTATCCGCTTGAATTTATGTTTGCCCTTCTTAAAAATGAAAAAGATAAAGACGGGCGCACAGAGTATTTAATTGAAGCAAAACGCATGGGGATATCAGTTAAACTTCCTCACATTAATGACTCTGACCTAGATTTTAAAATTGAAGGTAAGGGTATTCGTTTTGGTTTAACTGGCATTAAGTTTATTTCAAACAACATTGCACAAAAATATATTAATGCAAGACCGTTTAACAGTTACAAAGAGTTAGAGGAGTTTACCTTTACAAAAGGCAATGGCGTAAACAGTAGAGCCTTAAATGCTTTAAGATTAGTTGGTGCTGCAACATTTTCTGACAACCCAAGAAATGATGAAGACATTAAAGAAAGTCTTTATGAATATTTAAATCTTCCAGAATTTAATATTACTGTGCCTTCGCACTATCATGCTTTTATTCAGCCAGTTGAAGACTTTGAAGAAAAAGGTTCTTTTATTTTAATGGGTATGACTAAGGGGATTAAGCGAGGAAAAGGGTGGTCAAGAGTTGAAATCTTAGACAAGACTGGCTCTGTTGGTATATTTGATGAAGAGTCAACGACTATTGAAACAGGTCGCACATATTTAATTCTTGCCAATGACAACAGAATTGTGTCTGCAATTCCAGTTGATGAAATAAAAGGATCTCCAAATGCCCTTGTAAAGTTTTTAAGTTATAAGCAGTTGCCTTATACAGAGCAAGAGATGTTTGTTGTTTCATTTAAGCCAAGAGTAACTAAAACTGGTAAAAAGATGGCTTCACTTACCCTAGCAGATACTTCAAGAGACTTACATTCTGTTACTGTATTTCCAACGGCATTTCCAAAAGCATACATGCATATAGAAGAAGGCAAGGCATATAAGTTTAGTTTCGGTAAAACTAAAGATGGAACAGTTATAATGGAGGATGTAAATGTCAGTTAGTATAGAAGATGTTTTAGCGCAGTTAGACCCAAGAATACGTAAGCGCTTAGGAACAGGCGAAGGAATCACTTTTGAGTATCAACCAACACCTAGTTTTGGATTGAATCGTGCATTAGGTGGAGGCTTGCCTTACGGCAGGCAAGTCTTAATCTGGGGTAGTAAGTCTTCAGCAAAATCATCTATGTGTTTGGAGATGATTGCCTTAGCACAAAAAGAAGGCAAGGTTTGTGCTTGGATTGATTCTGAAATGTCTTACTCTGAAGATTGGGCTAAAAAACTTGGGGTAGATCCAACAAAACTTATTTATTCACAAGCAAGAACTATCAGCGATATGGTAGATGTTGGCGTTAATCTTATAAACGCTGGAGTTGATTTAATTGTTATTGATTCTATTACTTCTATGCTACCTGCAATTTATTTTGAAAAAGATACAGATGAAATGAAGGCTCTTGAAAATACCAAGCAAATTGGTGCAGAGTCTAGAGACTTTAGCAATGCTTGGAAAATGCTTAATTATGCCAACAACAAGGTAAAGCCTACTCTACTTGTCCTTATTTCACAATCAAGAAATAACATTAATGCTATGTACACTAGCCAGCAACCTTCTGGTGGTCAAGCAACTAAGTTTTATTCTTCTTGTGTTATTAAACTATTTTCATCAGAGTCTGACAATCAAGCAATTAAAGGTAAGATAAAAGTTGGAGATAAATTAATTGAAGAAAAAATAGGAAGAAAAATTCGTTGGGATTTGCAATTTTCTAAAACATCTCCAGGATTTCAGTCTGGCGAGTATGATTTTTATTTTAGAGGTGACAACATTGGTATTGATGCAATTGGAGATTTAGTTGATACTGCAGAATCAATGGGCTTGGTAAATAGAACTGGGGCGTGGTATCAGTTAGATGACGGAACTAAGGTGCAAGGTCGTGACGGCTTTATTAATCGTGTTAAAGAAGATTTAAATTTACAAGAAGAACTTAAGGCTAAAATAATTAATGCCTGAATATAAATTTTCAACCTATCCTGGCAAATGGCCTTGTAAAACATGTCAAGAAATTGTAACAACTTTAAGATATTGGCAAGAAACTGGAGACGCTACCTGGATGTGTTCGCAAAAACATATTTCAAAAGTTAATTTAATTCCTCCTAAAAAAAGAAAAAAGGATTTTGTTAATGAGTGAAAAAAATGAATCAAAAAGAATTGGTGCAAAGCAGCATAAAAATTCAGGAAGAAATACACAAAAGGGCGATGCTACTTGGAGAGAATTTGTTGTTGATTTTAAAGAAGCAGGTAAATCTTTTACATTAAATAAAGATATTTGGGCCAAAGTAGTTACTGATTCTATTCAGGCGGGTAGAGATAAGTCTCCAGCAATTATTGTAATACTTGGAGAAGGTAATACAAAGGTAAGACTTGCTATAATTGAAATGGATATGTTAGAACAATTAACAGAGGAGAAAAATAGATGAGTGAAGTAGGATCACAAAAAACAACGCTTGATATGGTAAATGGTTTGACAGAGATTGCAGATTATATGCAAGACGAAGAGTTGACTGTTGCTCTAACCATGATTGCAAAAATTATTATAAAGCCAGATATTCCGCTTCAGGCTGCTAGTCTTGAAATTGTCAGGCTTCAGGCCATTGCTGCAAAAATGTCATTTAAAGCAACTTGGATGGCTAATGTTGACAAATCAGATAGGGCAAAGAAAAATATATACTTTACAGCAGCACAAGCAATAAACGATTTGGTATCAGCACTTAAATACATAATGCGCTAACCTGCTATACTTAATACAAACAAGGGATAAAAAAATGGCTAAAAATTTATTAAAACAGATTATGATTAAAGATACCAAAAGTAAAGTTACAAATACTGAAGAAGACGAAAGTTTTGTTGAGGGTTTGGTAGACGCAATTAACTCTGGGTATCTTGCTAAAACAAAACCAAAATTTACAAAGAAAAGTAATTTCTCTGCATCTAATTTAACCTACGGCTCTGGAGAATGTCCAAGGTATTGGCATTTAGCATTTGAAGGTCAAATATTTTATGACAATGCAGATGCTTTTGGTGTAGCAAATAGAACACAGGGAAGTCTTGGGCATGAAAGAATTCAAGAGGCAATAGCATCATCTGGATTGCTTGTAGAAGATATGGAGTTTGATCCACTTCCAAGAAAATATAATAAACAAACTCATCCAGCAATGGAGTTTAGAGTTAAAACTGATGATCCACCATTTGATGGATATGGCGATGTAATGCTTAATTATAAAGGTGAAAAACTTGTTGGTGAAATAAAGACAATGCCCAATGATGGCTTTCAATATAAAAAAATAAGTAGACAACCTAAGATGGGTCATTTAATGCAGTTATTAATGTATATGAAAGTTTTAAAGATTCGTAAAGGCGTTATGATTTATGAAAATAAAAACAACCATGAGTTACTTACGTTGCCTGTAGTAGTGAATGAACATTATCGTAATTGGGTAGAACAGGCTTTTGAATGGATGAGAGTAGTTTATAAGAATTGGCAAGATCAGAATTTGCCAGAAATACCATATCGCTCAAATTCAAAAATTTGTAAAGTATGTCCAATTCAAAAAGCCTGTGCTGAAGCAGGGCCAGGAACAATCAAGATTAAACCTTTGGTATTATTAAAGGATGAAGAAGGTTAACTAATGTGAGATTATGTGAAAGATGCGAGACCCCATTTAAACCTAAAGTAAGTTATCAAATTTATTGCGGAAACTCTTGTAGAGAGGAAGCAACAAAAGCAAAGATAGCCGAAAGGTATCAAATAACTCGTAGACAAAAAAGAAAAGGAAAAAAAAGACTTTGCCTTGGTGGCTGTAAAGAACAATTATCAATATACAATGATTCTGGATTTTGCTCTAACTGCAATGTAAATAAAAAAGAGGTAGACAAAATGCTAAAACAAATAAAAGGATTTATTGATTATGAACAACAGTGGTAATCCAAAAACAATTTGTGCTATTGACGCAAGCACTAATAGTCTTGCTTTTGCTATTTTTAATAATAACATTTTAGGAAATATTGGTAAAATTAATTTTGAAGGAAAAACAAATTATGAAAAAGTTATGGATGCTTGTGCTAAAACAAAAGCCTTTTTTGAATATTATGGAGGATTTGAAGCAGTCATAATTGAACACACCGTATTTATGAATAGTCCTAAAACTGCTGCCGATCTAGCATTAGTTCAAGGTGCACTATTGGGAGCAGCAGGATTAACTGGAACAAAAAGTATAGGAACTGTAGCACCTATAACTTGGCAAAATTATTTAGGAAATAAAAAATTAACAAAAGAAGAACAGGTTGCAATTAGACTAAAAACTCCTGGAAAGTCAGAGTCTTGGTATAAAACATATGAAAGGCAGATTAGAAAAGAAAGGACTATCAAATTAATTGAAATCAATTATGATAAAACTATTAACGATAATGACGTTGCTGACGCTTGTGGCATCGGCCATTGGGCTATTAATAATTGGAGTAAAGCAATGAGGATTGAAGAATAATGCCTGAGTTAAACGCAAACATACCACCAATAAATTGTTATGTAAGAGGTAACTATTTAAGAAATCATCAAGATAGCCATGACAAATATTTTGAATGTGTTATATTTGGTGTTTCAAGCATCAAGTCAAGAAGTCCACTATTTCATATTATGATGGAGGACGGTGGTTTATGGTGGAGACTTCCCATATCTGCATTTTGTACAAAACCAGGCGTTCCAGAAGTTGATTTACATAATTTAGTATTGTGGAATTCATTTAGTCATCACGTTTCTGTAACTAAATTTGAAAATCTAACTAACCTTAGAATGTCTTATATTGATAGAACCAAAACTTTTATTAAAGGAACATACTTGTTTACCCTTGATTGGCATAACCCTGACACCAATGTATTAGATGATGGCTACTCAGAAAGTCCAGCAGATCATAAATGTGGGCACGTTATACAGAGAGATGATGGTAATTTTGCTATACAACCTAATAATAGAGTGAGAGTTTATGAACCATCTTTTACACTTAAAAAAGACTACGTCATTGATAGAATAATTAATGAAAAAAAATATGATGTAGAAAATCAAGATAAGTGGATATTAGAAGATTCCGACAGGTTTAATTATGATATTAACGAAAAGTTTGACAAATAATCTTATGACTGGTAAACTGTATACAAGCGAGGCGTGGCTCCGTAAAAGGTTTGTTATGGACAAAAAGTCCCCGCAAGATATTGCTAAGGAGTGTGGAACTAGTGTTGAAACTATTTACGTATACCTTGCAAAATTTGGATTAAGGAAATCTAGACGATGAATTTGCAGCCAGTATTTAAAGATGTAAAAAATTTTAGTTGTGAAGATTTATATCTTCATTCTATAGGAGCACCTTCGGGCAAAGATATTTGGCTAGCATGTCATGGAATTGCAAAAATGCTTATTGATAAAAACATTGCATATGGAGATTCTGCTTTAAATCCTGTTAGAATTTTTAGTAAATCAGATCCAGTAGAACAACTTAGAGTTAGAATTGATGATAAGTTAAGCAGACTTATGAAGGGTACGGACTATATTGGAGATAATGATATAGATGATCTTATTGGATATTTGGTTTTGCTTAAAATAGCAAAGGAAAAAGATGTCAACTGAAGCAGAGTTAGTTCAACACCTTGATGAGGTAAACAAAGTTGTTTCTGAATATTTAAAAGGTCAAGATCCAACAAAAATCTCTAAAGATTTGGACATGCCAAGAACTCGTGTTGTTGCATTAATTAATGAGTGGAAAGTCATGGCTTCCGCTAATGAAGCAATTCGTGCTCGTGCAAAAGAAGCACTCGCTGGAGCAGATGCACACTATAGTAAATTAATTACAAAATCTTATGAGGTTATTGATGAAGCATCAATGACAAATAATCTTAGTGCAAAAACACAAGCAATTAAACTAGTTGTAGACATTGAAAAGTCTAGAATTGAAATGCTACAAAAGGCTGGACTTCTTGAGAATAAAGAACTTGCAGAAGAGATGGTTGAGATTGAACGTCGTCAAGAAGTTCTTGTTGGTATTCTTAGAGACATTGCATCAGAACATCCAGAAGTTCGTGATTTAATTATGCATAGGCTTTCATCTATTGCAAAAGAAGGCGAAGTGATTACAATTGTCCACGATGTTCAATGATTTTATTGAGGTATTAAAAGAACAACAATTTGAAGAAATACCAGTAGATGCAAAAACATTTGTTGAGTCTTCTAATTATTTAGGTCAACCACCACTCTCTTCAATCCAATATGACATTGTAGAAGCAATGAGCCAAATCTACAAAAAGGAAGATCTAAAAGAACTACATGGCGCTGTAGAAGGAGCAAGATACTATGAAAAATACACAAAAAACGAAATTATTTTACAGTTGGGCAAAGGTTCTGGTAAAGATTTTACCTCTACTGTTGCCTGTGCTTATATTGTTTATAAGTTACTATGTCTTAAAGACCCTGCAAGATATTTCGGAAAACCAAGTGGAGATGCAATAGATTTAATTAACGTTGCTATTAACGCACAACAAGCCAAAAATGTTTTCTTTAAAGGATTTAAAACAAAGATTGAAAAATCACCATGGTTTGCAGGCAAGTACAACGCTAAGGCAGATTCAGTAGAGTTTGATAAATCAATTACAGTTTATTCTGGACACTCAGAAAGAGAGTCACATGAAGGACTAAATTTATTGCTTGCAGTTCTTGATGAAATTTCTGGATTTGTATCTGAGGTTGGTACTGGAAATGAACAAGGCAAGACAGCAGAAAATATCTATAAAGCATTTCGTGGTTCAGTTGATTCTCGTTTTCCAGATTTAGGCAAGGTAGTATTACTTTCGTTTCCTCGTTATCAAGGTGACTTTATTTCAAAAAGATATGATGATGTTATTATGGAAAAAGAAACGGTAGAAAAAAAACACACCTTTATTATGAATGAAGATCTGCCTCATAACGATGTTAGCAATCAGTTTGAAATTACTTGGGAAGAAGATTCTATTATTTCTTACAAGGTACCAAAAATATTAGCATTAAAAAGACCTACATGGGAAGTAAACCCTACTCGTAAGATAGATGATTTTAAGTTAGCATTTTATACAGATTTAGGTGATGCAATGATGCGGTTTGCTTGCGTACCAACTTTTGCTTCCGATGCATTCTTTAAACAAAAAGAAAAATTAGAGAAATGTATGAACACAA